CATTTATTGATATATCTTTCCATGTGTCGGTATACATAGTACCTTCATTTGTTGCTGTTGTTGGTACAAGTATATCGATTGAATAAACACCTTTTGTGATGTGTGATACTTGAGATTGGGTATATGATGATAGTATTACATCATTTGCGTCACGTACATCAACGGTAGGTTTAACATCTAAGTTTGTTGGGTTACCGTTTGTGTTTACGTATAGGTATAATTTATTATTTTTATCTAAAAAGAAATTATTTCTATCGTCTTTAATGTGATTAGAATAAACTGTTTCAACATATGGTTCATAGAATGTTTGAGTATTGTTAGTAAAGAAACCAACATATTGAAAAGCTGTTGTGCTCATTAACTCGTAACTTCTGTCGTATGCAATCCCTAAACCGTAGTTTGTATCACCAGTCAATACACCATTAACATAATCGGTGATATCCATTTCTATGTTTTCATTTCCTTTGTCAAAATGTTGATAAGTAACTGTTATGGCACTAGGTGAGCCAGAGTATACACCAGTACCATTTACCCAATTAAACCCAGTTCTAGGGCTGGTCCAATTTGATGGTGAATTTGAAAACGCACAATTACCGTTTAATAAATCACATACTTCATAATCGTAACCTACACCATTATCCCATTCTTCTTCTATTTTAAATAAAATTAATTCAAATGACGCGGTTCTTCTTTTGTTACCTATTTTACCATTTAAAAGGTCTTTATCAAAAGTACCAGTGTTGGTTAGTCTAAGTGTATGTTTAAGTTTAGTAAGGTCAGTAAAAGTACCACCAGTATATAATGATTTAATTCTAGTTTCATCGAAATGAAATAAGAATCTACTATATTTTGATTGTGTTAGTGAAGAACCATAGAATAATTCAGTGATTGGGTTCAACCCAGTATTAACATTTAGGTTACTAACTATAGTATTATTCTTGTCGAAGTATGTCTTAATTACCATTTTTATTTTATTAATAAATATCTAACAAATACTAATTAATTCTAACATTCTTACTTAACATTATTTTTTCTAACTCATCCGCTTTTGCTTTGAATGCGGCTATTGCTTGAATATTACCAGAAGCTGTTAAATCTGTAGATGGGTTACCGTTACCATTATGTACATGATATAAAATGGCATTTTTCATCAATCTTAAATATTGTAATAGAATATCACCAAATGGTACTTGATGTGCGGTTGCCAATATTTTTTCTAGTTCAGAATCACTAATTAGATTTTGTTGGTTGGTTAAATTAAATTTAGGGCTACCATCATGTGATAATAGGTTAATTTTGTTTGAGACAATATTGGTCACCGTACCTTTTCTAGTTACTTCTGCATTGGCTGGTGATATTTTAACATCATTTTTAATTTGGATGTACCCTTGTGTTTTTCTGTTAAACGAAAAAGAGTATGGGTTTTTTTCGTATGGTGAAGACTCAATAAATTTACCAGCTCTCAACACAATTTCATTTCTTTTTTGTGTTATATCGGTGTTATATCTACCTTGTATACTAATATCTTGTTGATTTGGAAATACACCTATTAGTTCTGGTATTGTTTCTACAGATACATTAGGTTCAGCATTTGAAATACTTAAACCGTTCAAAGGTGAAAAGCTGTATGGTTCTTTATTAAGGTTTTGAGGTTGAGATATAATTGGTCCAAAATATATTCTATCGATGAAAGGTTTAGTGTTGTCGAAACTAAAAACAAAAACAGCTTCATTTAGTTTAGGTTGTGTATTTACCATTGAATTCATGGGTAAGGCCCATGGTAAAACATCTGGGTTAACTTTACCATCAGCACCAATAAGTCCTTCAATATTATCATCACCACCACGTGAGCTTGGTCCGTATATTCTAACTTTTATACGACCCATGTTTTGAGGGTCATTTACAGATACAACTTCACCAACAGAAAATATTTGAGTATATTTAATGTCATTATATGTGCCTAACCTATTGGTTGAGTATTTAGCACCACCGTCATATTTAAAATACATATTATTCTCCTTTTAAACGTTTTAGTAATATTTTATTTACTTTATCAAACTTTTGTTCAATTTCAACCATTTGGTCAAAATCTTTAAGCATTTTTAATTTGATAGCTTCATGGTCAGCTTCTAACTGTTTTATTTCAAATAAAAGCTCGTTACTTGTTTTGTTTTCTAAATCGTCCATACTTTATCTAATTATACCATTACCAATACCCATAGATGTTGTCGCTCCTTGAGTTACAACTGGTATACCTAAGTTACCAATACCAGTTGTTGTTACAGAAACACCAGGTGGTATTACAACGTTTACAACTGATTCAGTTAGTAATGCATTTATTATTTCTTCAATTCTTATAATCTCCATTTCTTCTTCAACATTAGGTCCATCTGCAAATATATCACCTAATTGTCTACCAGACTCTGATTGTCTTGATACAATTCTGGAGGCTATCATTTTTGCGGATAAACCTGGTCTTAAATAAGAACCAACCATTATCAATGGTGGTGGGAGAGCACTTATTGGTTCTTGTGGTATACTAAAAGCTGATAATAGTGTGTTTAACACACCACTAACAGTACTCAAATTGGAGGTGCTATTATCGCTATTATTATTTGATACTAAACCTTTTATTAATCTAAGTATTTCTTGTGGAACACCAGTTAAACTTAGTAATTGTGTTTTTTTATCTTTAGCTTTTTCAATTTGTCTTTTAATTGCCATTTCAGCTGTTAACTGTCCAATATAAAACAAAGCAACTTTAATCATTTCTTTCATAAACTTTTCAGTTATTTTCTTTATGATTAGTTTGAATAAATTCCTACTTAGTTTCATGAAATCAATGGCATCCGCATATTCTTCAGATTCACCATATACTATTTTAAAATTAATTAAAAATATGAATATAATTTTAGGTGATATAATGGCTGAAGCGATAGATTTAATCATTGTATCAATAATTTTTTGAATAAAATCTAATTTAATTGCTGTATCATCTTCTGGGTTATTAGAGTTTGATGTGTTTTGTTCGGCCATTCTATTGATATTGCTTTTAACAATATCTGATTTATTATAAACTGTTGCTGAAGCTAATTCTGAGTTCATATCCAATAACATTTGTGGTGGTATTGAAGCTGGTACTTTATTACAACATTCCAATTTTAATATACCTTTTTTTCTCCACGTTGCAGATTCTTGTTGGTTGTTTATTTCTTCATTACTAAACGAAAAATAACCATCATCAATTGTTTCTTGACTATCAGCCTCTACCATTCTATCAATAACATCATTTATTTGTGCTTCAGTTTGTAATTGTTTTAATGATTTTTGAAGCACACTAGACACTGAACCATAAATCGTGTCGATTGTTTTATTGATAATTTTTTCAGTGTCTATTAATTTACCTTTGCTTATAAAGCTGTTATTTAACGCTGGTAATTTAGTTAATGAAAAATTAGGGTTAAGTTTAATTGTTAATGCGTTATTTGGTCTTAATTTAGTACCCACCATTGCGCCAACAGAATTAAACGTAATATCTAACATATTATCCCATGTATGTTGAGTACCATCATCTTGAATAACCCCATATAAAAAAGTATTAAAATCCGTACTATTTGTTAATGGTGAAGTGATATCTCGATACATCAAAGAGCCATATTTTGAATTAGGGTCAGTTTTAAATAATTCTAAAAAATCAATTTTAGATGTTTCTATTATAATACCTCTAGTAGTTAAAAAATCTGGTATTGTGGGGTTAACACTGCAACTAACTAACCTTTTAAGTTCATCTTTAAGAGAGTTCTTAATTAAATCTTCAACCTCTTGCATATTGTTAGTTAAAAAATTAACAACAACATCAATAAGAACAGCAGAACCAATTAAAGATTTAATCAAATCGCTAATAAAAGCTAACGCATTACCTTTGTTATTGATTGAATCGGTTGATTTAGTCAACTTATTTTTCTTCCTACCAATCATAGCTTTAGCGGCCGCTATTTTAGCAAATATGCTTTTTTTCTTATCTAACACAGCAGTTTTACCTTTACCTATTTTTGGTGTGGTTTTACCTACTTTGTTATTTATTTGATTATTTAACTTATCCGCATTAGCATTTATGTTGTCAATATTTGGCATTGTTAATCTTCGTTTTCTTCGTTATTTTTTTCATTCTTTAGCATTTCTCTTATGGTTTTAAAATCACTAAGAGAAGCTGAGCCGTTACTTCTTTCAGAAACAGCTGAATCTACATCACCTTTGTTTTTTAATATATCGTTTTGTAGTTTTGCAATTTCTAATTTGATTCTAATCGCTGAATCTTTAATTTTTAAAAGACCACCTTTTTCTTTGGCAATTTTAGTATGGTCATCAACATCTAATGGTGTTACACTAGTTGCAAGTTCGTTGATTGTCTTTTGAGCATCAGATATTTGTAAACACGCATCATTATACGTTTCCTGCATTAATCCCTCTAAACTGTCTGTATTGTTAACTTTAACATCTTGTTTTTTCTTTCTTGGCAAAATTTCTAATTTTTAGTTAATTGTTATTTAATTATAAATATCTTACTCAATTGTTTTATTATTAAAAAACCGCAATAAGGATATTGCGATTTTTCTATAATCCATGATGTTTTAATAACTCATATAATTCTTTATAGCGTTTCATTGCTATTCTAATATCTTTTGTTGATAAATTAGTATAATTCCTCATTGTTTCTAAAACTGAGTTCTTGTTGTATTTGGAACCACCATCCATTGATTCGAATGCTGTTTCCCAATTTTCTAATATATCAATAAGAGCATACCCAACTTTCTTTTCATTTTCATTCAATTTCTTTTTGGGTGGTAGTAGTTCATCATCTAACTCGTCTTTTATCCCATCAGATAACTTTATAATAAAATCATCCATTGAAAATGTGTCGCTATCAATAGAGTAGGTCAAATCTGACCTAGTTTCGATATCACTAGACATGTCTTCATATGAAGCGGTTTGTTTCATATACTTCTCATCTTTTATGAGCAACCCAAGAATATAATTCTTAGCTATCGTTCCAAAATAAGAATAAGCTTTTTTACCTCGACCAGCTTCAAATTTATGAACCTTTGTCATTAGGAAGGAAACGGTGTCACCATGAAGTTCTTCAAAGGTTTCACCTTTCCTATATAATTTATATCTCCTAATAATAGATTCAATCATTTTATCCAATGGTGCTTTTAACCATTCATTGAATACTACGTTTCTTTCAGCGTCATCTTCGGATTCTAAGAATTTAATAACAGCTTCTTCTTCGTCTGGACCAAAGTACATTTCTGTAGTCCTTTTGCGTCCTCTTTTTGTAGCCATTTATGCATTCTGAACCTCATATGTTATTTTTCTATCTCTTGGGAAATAATATTCTTTTTTAGCTTGAGCTAACCACCATCTTGCTTCTATTGGGTCTAAAGATTCTTTGTATGTTGAGAATAATGAACCATTTCTTTGATTAACATGTTTGTAACCAAATCTAGGGATAACAAAAACTCTAACATCTTTAAATGTCATACGTAATAAGAATTCATAGATAAATGTTAATTTGATACTTGGTTTAAACCCACCAAATTCATCATAAGTTGCTTTACGAATTACCATACCATCAGTATTAAAGTTTTGGTAAGTTAACAATGCGTTTAAATCCAATACACCTAATTCATCAGAGAAACTATTAGCCCAAACTGCTTCGTTTGTAAAACCAATAAAACCGCTCTTATCATCTACATCAATAATGATTGGTAAGAATAAATCTACATTTGTGTGTGCAGCTCTATATTCAACTACGTTTTTAAACCAAATCTTGGCATATTCATCATCGTACTCTAAAATTGAGAACCATTCTGATTTAGACACTGAAACACCGTAGTTAACTTGTGATGCGAAATCAGTCTCACCATCGTTTTCTGCAATTGTAACTGAGTCTTTATAATCTGCATAATCATGAGCTTTAACATATTCAGCAACGTCACTACCTTTAGGTACAACGATTACTAATTCGTCTGGTCTTACTGATTGTTCTAAAACGCTTAATACAGCGTTACCGAATAATTCTTTTGTTGTTTCATCCAATAAATGTATTGGAAGGATAACCGAGATATTGTTTGTTTCCATTTGTTTTTTAATATTAATTAAGCGTTAGTTTGTTCTTTTAATGTTTCTAATTGTGCTAATAAACCATCTTGTAAATTAGTGATTTCAGCTTTTCTGTTTTGAACCAATCCATTGTAGACATCTTTGATTGTCTCTTTTTGTCTTTCAGTAGTATATTGACCTTGGCTATTTTTGATACCTTCAACTAAATCAGTTGGAACTGAATCTTCTAACCATACTTTGATATATGTAGCAATCAATTCTGGGATGTTAAGCGTTGTGTTGGTCCAAACTCCATTGTTTTTAATTGTAGTGTTACCTTCTTCATCAACCGTTTCCATCCACTCTGGAATCATATTAGGCATTTTACCAATTACTGGTGTATTAGTCTCAATAGCTTCTAATGGGAACGTACCAAAACCAGCAGCGTCATCAATCCATACAGCTAAACAAGATTTACCTAATTCAGTTGCGAACTTTTGTCTAGATAGACCTCGTAATTCTTTAAATGTAATCCATTTGTAGATTGGGTATTGTAAGTAG